AAAATCTTTTCTTCTTCTTGTAAAAACTCATCAACAGCTTTTTTTGATGATGCTTTTGGTGGCTGAACTTTGTAGCTTACTTTTTTTGGTTGTAAGTTAGGAGCAACAGTTGAAGTTTTAACACTTAAATAATCAACATCTTGCGGAACCATTTTTCCAGCATCTTCTGCCTTCATAGTTCCAGCTTGTATCTTTTCGATCTTTTCTTGAGCCTCTTCTAATAATGATTTACTTTCTTGTTTTGTAAATTTTTTTGTACCTATTGGAAATTTTTTTGGTTTATTTGATTTTCCAATGGAATTAATTATAGCCTTAACTACCATGTTTTTTTGTTCCTATGATTTTTTGAAAATAAATATTTGAAGCTATTTATTTATTACTATTAATTTGTCGTTTGTGAAATACTATTGTTTTCCATACTATCCGATACTGCTTTAGCTCCCCAAGTCGATAAAGCTACTCCACCAAACAATTCAAACAGAGGTTGACTAGAACTTGTAACTCCAGTTTTCATCTCATTTGATAATTCTAAAACTGTAACTTCCATAGATGGATTAGGTAAAACATCTATGTTTGTATCATAAACTTTAGCATTCCATTTTTTGGCATACTTCTTCATGTAACTTGGAATTGTCTGATCATATAATCTAAATTTACCAGCACCACTTCCAGTAACTTGAACTTTATCAAAAACTTTTGTAACTGCATTTTGCGTTTCATCTGCTTGTAATACTAAGGATTGAATTTCAGCAAAATTATTAGATCCGACATCTTTTTCTAATTTTTTCATACCTTCAAAAAAACCATCATCTCCAGGTACTCCAAAGATTGATTTACTTTCATATAGGCTGCCTTTCTCATCAAATAAACCTACTAAGTAACCAGCCTCATCTCCTTTTTTTCTGCCTTTATTAATTTCCATTGGTCTAATTTCTATTTTTTTTAAGTTCTTAATTGATTTACCATATCTATTTGCAGCTTTAGTTCCTTTAGGAATTGCAATAGCATCAAAGTTATTGTCTGCTGCATATCTAGTTAATCTTTTAATAGTGAACTCATACCAAGTATTTTTAAATGGAAAGTCTTTTAATACTTTATCTCCAGTAGCTCTTTGAGCATTAGCACTAGAAAACATTTCTGTTTTTGAAGCTTGTAATAAATCTGATTGCATTTCTTCAACTGCTAAAACTTTTAATGATCCTTCTTTTACACCAGCTCTCGGTCCAGGAATTTCTCTAGTTTTAAATCTTACATGAGCAAATTCATTCATTCTGCCAAAATGAGGACCTGAAAAATCAATAGATGTTTTAACTTCTGATTTAACTTTGTTGTTAGCAAGTGTTCCAAATTCTCCTTCAAGAATAGCTGGAGTAGTACCTTGTTTATTCTTTATTTTAAAAACAAGCTCAGTATAATCTTCTCCTCCAGGCTCTGTATATTTACCAAACATTGGCATTTGATCTGTATTATTTAATTTAAAGTTTCTTGATCTATCTTCTAAAAGAAATCTTTCTAACTCTAATGGCTCAAGTTCGTATTTAGCAACTTTTGTGAAGCTTCCTTCAAACATTTCTAAAGTTACTGATGGAACAACAACTCTGTTTTTAGAAGGAGTAACTATATAATAATCAAATCCTGATACCATAATTTCTGGATCAACATCAACTACATGAGCTGTAAATTTACCAGTATCTTCATCAAACCAAGGTTGTGATTTTAAATTATATTTTTCAATATCAAAATATTCTGCTGTATCTCCAGTAAGATCTAACTGGTCATCCATTGCTCTTATTAATGGACTTCTATTAAGAGTTTGCCAATCAAACATATTATTTTGAATATCCTCTCCAGTCTCTGATGCTATTGCTCTTGCTTGAGCTTGAGTAGGCTCTCCTAAATCATTTACTGATCTTCCAGAAGCATAAGTAGTATTTTTAAATTTATATTGGTCATAGTTAGGTGTACCAGTTTGTGATGCAAGTTCGCTGTCTCTCCATCTAGTTTCGTAATCATTAATTGATTTTTGAAGTTCGTCAGGCAAACTTTGTTTATTAACAGATTGTGAAGTCGCTAATTTAACTTCAGATACATCTATTCTATTATTATTTATGTATTCTAAAACTTCATCTTTACTTACTTTGTTTTTACCTTTTAAAAATCCTTCAAGATCCATCCATTTCAGTTCACTTTCTTTAACACCAGTAGTATTTTTAATTGTATTAAATATTTGATCTCCACTACCAACTGTTGGAATTTTATCTGCTGCATCTACGACAGCTGATTTAAACATTGGAGCACTATCAACAGCTTTTAAAATACTTTTAATAGGACTACCTTCAGCTTCATTATCAGCAGTCATACCAACTACAGCTCCAGTGGTTCCACTAACTGCTGTAAATTTTGGTAAGTATTTTTTCATGAATACAAAAGCATCTACAAAAGCTGGAATAGCAAAACCAAAAGCTCCATACTCTAATGCTTGGTGTACTTCATCTGCAATCTTATCTGTTGGAGTACCTGGCAGTATATTTAATAGTCTTTTAATTTCTTGAACATCTTTTTGAAAAGGAGCAAAGTAAGTTTTATCTCCATCCTTATCTACATTTTCTATACCAAAAGCACCTACCGCAGCTGAAATTATAAATGCTGGATATTTAGGAACACCAGCTTTTTTTAGCATGTTAAAAGTTGGAATAGAATAGACACTATCTTGAACAACAAAACTTAATATATCTTTTACCCATCCATTATCTTTTTGTTTATCAAATAAATGTTTTCTGTATTCTCCAAGATTATCTGAATAATGTTGTGCTACTCTCATAACATCTCCTTCAGTTTCTTGATTAAAAAATTCTTTAGGTAAAGCAGTTGCAATAGGAGCTGTCTCAAACATTTTATAAGCTAATGGCATTAAATTAACTGCAACATCCGCACCATTCACAGCCGCAAGCTGTAAGCTAGTAACTAAATCTTCAGCCTCATCTGTTAAGAAATTTCCAAAAGTCTCAATGTAATCTTTTGCACCAGATACTGTTGAGGCAGCATTTTCTTCTATAAATTTATCTTTGTCGCTTTGACTATTAAAAGATGGAAATTCTATTGGCTCAATATTTTCAGTATTTTCATATCCTTCAATAACAGATGTATCTTTTTTATTTTCTTGTAAAAATTTATAAACATCACTTTCTCTAACTGATCTTTTGTTAAAGTCTGGCAAATAAACATCATTTAGTAAATCACTCATATTAATCTAGGTCCTTTATAGTAAAGTTGCTAGTAGAAGCTCCATCTCTAGTAGCCCATATCAATTTCTCTTCATTAGTTGTACCTGGAGCAACTCTTGTTCTGATACCAAAAATATCTCTAGCAAAATTAATTTGATCTAATTCTTCTATTAATTTTTTAGCATCAAAAGATGACTTGTTTGAATTTTCAAAATTATCTAAAACTTGTTTTGCAACATTATCAAAAAAAGAAAGATCCTGGACTGCTGTTTCCCAATTAACACCTTTAACTGGAAAAGGTAATGTATTTAAAGTTGGAATATGATCTTCATTAAAATGATCTTCAAGAACTGTTAAATAAGCATTCTCTGGTTTCATTCCATCTAAAACTAATGCGTTATAACTTTTTAAAATAAATTGTTCTTTGTTAGCAATCGCAGCAGCAATCGCTTGACCTTTTTTACCTTTAACCATTGAGATATTTCTAATGTTGGCATTAATTAATTTAGAATAAAATTTGTAATCTTTATGACTTTCAAAATCTGCTTTAGCTTTATCTATAATAGAGTTAAAGGCTGATACATCTTCCATAGCCATCTGTCTTAAAAGATTATTATCTGTTATGTATGACTTCTTAATATCATCTAATTGTTGAATAGTTTTTGCTGAATGAATTTGTGTAGTGATTGCCATAAATACTTCATTATCAGTCATTCCATCTTGAGCTTCTTCAGTTATAAAATCTGAAATCTTTACAAACATAGCCTCATTAATAATTCCATTTTCGTACATTTGATAAACTTCATTAATAGTAGGCATTTCATTTTTGTAATTTTCATCACTTGGATTTTTTTGAAAATTATCAATTCTTAATAATACTTCTGTAAATGCTCCAATTTGAGTTTCTTGATCTTGTAATTCTAATAATCTTTCAGTTCTTTCTTCACTTTCTCTTTTAGAGATAAGAGCAGTTTTTGCTTTTTTAACATATTCTGCTGCAGCATCTGTACCAACAGCTTCTATTAAAGCTTCTTGGTTTTGTAAAATATCTTGAGGATTAGTTTGAAGATTAACATTTAATAATAAATTGTTTTTAATTTTAGTTTTAGCTTTAACTAATTTGTCAAATTCATCTACACCAATGTAATTTGCTGCAGCTTTATTGTTAATTAGTTTTTCAAAAGCAATAGTACCAATAGCCATTTCCGCCTGGTCCTTACTAATTAATTGACTAATTGATGTATCAAACGCATCACTTAAACCAATTTTAAAATCAGTAATATTATTTTCAACAACTTGACTATTTAATTTAGGAACTAATAAAGATGCTTTTTCTGCAATCTTAGATTTTAATAATCTCTGTACTGGTACAGATTGATCTTTTAAAAATTTCTGAAAATTACTTGGTTGTAAATCTTTTATTAATTTATTTGCAGCTTCTGTATCTCTGCTTTCTTTATATTTATTATATTTTTTATCTATCTCTAAAGATAATGCTGGTAATGCTTTATTGTAATTGTTGGTATCTTCAATAGCATACATATCTTTTTGAATAGATGCGATTGTCTTTGCAACAGAAGATATAGCAGCACCTTGTTGAGTTGCTAAAGAAAAAGGTAGTGCAAGAGTTGATGTTCTTGGTGTAGCACTTTCTTTAAGAGTTGCTTGACTATTAAATATTTCTAACTTGGCCATTATACGATTACCAATCTCCCAGCTTGTTCAGATTGAGATCCCATAGATAATAAACTTGCAGCAGCTTTTGCATATTCTGCTCTAGCTGTCATTTTACCTTTAAATTCTTCGCCTCTACCTCTAGCTTCAATTAATAAAGATTGATTGATTTGATCTGTTACCGCAACTTTAGAATTGTAATCTGCTACAGCTAAATCAAAAGATTGTAACTGTTTATTCTTAATGGCAACAAACATTGGAGTAGTACCAGCTCGCATTTCTGCACCAGATCTTAAAGATGATACAAAAAAATCTGCAAACTTTTGATCTTGCTGATTTAAAAATCTTGGTCTTTCTACAGTGTTATAAACTTTTTCTCTAATAGCAGCTTTTTTTCTTTCGTATTGTGCTTCTTGATAAGCAACACTTGCATTGTA